GGAGGAACTGGGAAAGGGTTGCTGATATTGCCCTCGGCGCTCTTGGGCGTTGGCATATGCGATGCCCACAGGATATAGTATTCAAATGCAAGGGTAACGGTGGTGCGATGAATCCCATCCTCTGACCATGACACAGGCATTTGGTTAATGGCAGTGGGAAAAGAGTTTTTCAGAGTCCACTCGGCAATCCTACGCAAGCCGCCAGTTGGGGTTGACTTTCCCGTTTTGGTTGTGTCCTCGTCGTCTTTATCGTCAAACATAACATCATACTGAGTCAGGAAACAATCGAAGCGGGTTGCATTGGGGTAACTGAGTAGGTTATTACCAACGGAAAAAATTGAATTCAACCACGTCTCAAAGAATGAACGAATTACAAAGTTAGACGTTTCCACGAATGACAGAGTAATTTCTTGATACACTACTGAGTGTGTGGTCTTATAACTTGGACCATACACGCGAGAGTCATTGGTCACCAATTGGCGACCAGGCAGTTCGGTGGTTTCGCAGCGAATTGATAGCAGACGCGCTATGTCTGGAAAATTCCCATCTTCTTTGACACCAGCAGTAAACCGAAAGTGAGAAGTTTTGGCAACTCCCTCTTGGCTGATCGATGAGAGAAATTCAACTAATGGTCCTACGGGCATAGTGATCCCTTCTAAATAGTGGATATGCCTATTTATAACACACGAAGGAACCTATGAACTGTAAATTATGTAGCACACCAACCAAATTGAATGCACATCGGAAGTTCAAGATGTTTTGTAGTCTGGCGTGCCGATACACTAACTCTGGATTCAAGCCTGGAAACACCATGAGCATCGGTAGACCAAAGGGGTCAAAGAACCGAAATCCCTATCCCATGACTGATGCGGTGGTCCGTAGGATGGGGATATTGAATTCTCGTACACGGATAGGCACACCCCATACTGAGGCGTATAAGGAACACATGTCCAAATTGACCTGTGAGAGGATCAAAATGAATGGAAAGAGCGTTAGTTACAAAGGAATCTTCACCCCCAAGTTTCCTAAAAAATATGTCGGAAATGTGAACAACATTGTATACCGAAGTCACTGGGAATTGAAGATTATGCACCAGTTGGATCAATCACCGGGGGTGATAGAATGGGCAAGTGAGGAATTGGTGATCCGATATTATGACCCTGTTAGAGAACGATTCAGAAGGTACTTCCCCGATTTCCTCGTCAAATCTAAAACAAAGGATGGATTCAAGAACACAATCATTGAGATAAAACCAGACTACCAGACCAATCTTAGGGCTGCGCCGCAACGAAAAACCAGACAGTATCTCAAAGAGGCTATGGATGTGGCAACGAATCAGGCAAAATGGAAGGCGGCAAAGGAGTTCGCAGACGAACAGGGTTGGGAGTTTGTAGTTCTCACAGAAAAGAACTACTCTTTCTGAACACATAAATAGACACATGACTATTATCAAACAAATCAAAGAACAAGCCGAGAAGAAGAATGTGGATTTCACCGCCGCATTTGGTCGGGCGTGGCTTCTTCAGAAGATGGCAAAACTGAATCCCACTGCACAGGAGCGTGGGCAGATTTTGAGGGACCGAGAAGCCCAACGCACTCGGACCCTGATTGGACGATTCTACTTCTTCTTATATAACCCCAAAGGGAAAGAAACCCTGCCCTACTGGGATAAGTTTCCAATGGTGATTCCGTTGCAACGCTACGATGATGGGTTCCTGGGTCTGAACCTACATTACATCTACCCCAAAGATCGCCTGATTCTCTTGCAGCAATTGAAGCGCACCATGTCAGGTCCCGTTGAGGATGAACGGACACGGCTCCGATTGAGTTACCCGATTTTGAAAGCCATGCACCAAGCCTATCGTGCCACACCCTGTATCAAGCGATACCTGTCTGGGCATATCATGACGCGGTTTATTGAGGTGCCACCGGAGGAATGGGACATCGCCTGCACACTCCCAGTGCAGGATTTCAGAGTCACGATGACCAAGATTCGCAGAGAAGAAGCATACTCCACAGCCAGAGAACAACGAGCAAGGCGAGCATTCATCCGTAAAGAACAGGTCTGGAAAGAATCGAAGGAGAACTACTAATGGGAACGAATGGGAACGCGGTGGCAACAGGTCCAAAGACCACATTGGATAATCAAATTGCCGGCGGGGGTGAAACAGGTTCAGGAAAAGTTACACAACTTCTTGCCCCACAAACACAGAGATGGGGAGAGACTCAGCGCAATAACCAAACAAACTATAGGTATAAGTCTTTGGAATATCCCATTTCTGACTTGGGACCGGGTTCTCGGCACCCATACTTCATGACGTTCTATATTTTAGAACAGGATTTGTCCAACTACAAAAAACCTAGGACGCAGGGACCAGCCCCACAATCAACCGCAGCGATCAACGCACAACAGACACGCTCACTTCAGAAAAATATCCCAGGAACCAATGGGGCAGTGGGGTTTGGTCGCAAGACACATCGTAGTTCCACCTGTATTCGTCTCTACATGCCAGAAACACTCAGTTGGCAATATACGAACGATTGGAGAGATGTAGAGTTATCGGGACAGCCATTTGCTCGACTCGCTCAAGGGCTGACTGCGGCACCTCAATTGGCGCAATCAATGGCAAAGGGATATCAGGATAGTGGGATCACAGGGCTATTGTCCAGTCTAACAGGCTCTACCGCAAGGGGCGCCGCGGGTCCAGTGCTGGAAATTGGAGCAGAATTTATTGGGGTAGATTCGGGATTAGCCCTCTCCGCAATCGGGATTGCGGTCAATCCACAGGTCGATGTCATTTATAGTTCACCCCACTTACGTTCATTCAATTTTCAATTTACGTTTGCTCCACGATCTGCCACAGAAGCCGCAAAGGTTGCAGAGATTGTGATGGAATTTAAGAAGGCGGCATCTCCAGAGATGCTCGGCGAGGGGATCGGGGTGGGTCGCTACTTTGTTCCCCCATCAGAGTTTGATATTGAATTTAGCGTGGAAACAATGGGTAAAATTTCAAGTTGTGTGCTTGAGAACATCAACGTGGACTATGCGCCCTCCGGTACGGCATTCTACAAGGATGATTACCCTGTCTACACCCAATTGGTGCTTCAGTTCAAGGAACTGGAATACATGACCAAGTGGCACATAGAAAAGGGATATTAACATGCCTTCTACATATTTTGATAATTTTCCCTACATTGGATATACACTCAACCTGGCAGGCACGCAGGAAGAATTGCAGTGGGTGGTAGATATTTTCCGTCGAAGTTCCCCCATCACTGAACTGCTCAAGAATACATCTGCCTATTATGAATATGTGGTTATTGAGGGGGAAACGCCTGAGATTATTGCAGCGCGGGAGTATGGGTCAGCCAAGTATTTTTGGGTGGTCGCCCTCATCAACAATATCCTCGACCCGATTCTTGACTGGCCGAAGGACTATGCAAATTTCGTGGCGTATATTAAAGAGAAGTATGGGTCAGTCGCCGCAGCCAGTGGAGCAACCAGCCACTTTACCATGACAGAGGTGAAGAGTGATTCATTGGGCAACTCCAGCACCATCACCTTTGTCATCGATCAAACGAGATATAATGCTCTGAGCACGGCGACTCCGGTGGTCACAACTTTCGCTAGTGGAGTAACAGTCACCACGACCATCACCCGTTCAGCCGTGGATGCGTATACCTATGAGCTAGAATTGAATGAGGCTAAAAGAAGGATTCGGTTGTTGGAAGCCACATACATTCAACAAATCGTCACTGAACTGGAAGGTCTGTTGAGCTAATGGCTGTTCAAGAAGGTATCGGGAATGCAACAGAATTTGAACTCAAGAGCCTTGTCTTGACCAGTGCTACGGGGGGGCAAGTGGACCTCCGCGAGATTATGCAGGAGTTGAACATCTTTGAGGATTTGTATGCCAATGTCATGACCGGAAATCTTCTCATCCAAGACACACAAAACCTTATCAATCGCCTCCCTATCGTGGGGGCTGAGTATCTTTCCGTGACGTTCATCAAGCCCTCCACCACCTGGCAATTGAAAAAGACTTTTCGTGTGCATCGAATTACCAATAGGAGCAAGGTTACCGCTGCTTCAGAAACGTATATGCTCCATTTTTGCTCAGAAGAACTGATACTGAGTCAATCAATAAAAGTCTCCAACTCCTATAAGGACATGACGGTAGCGAACATCATTCGTGATATTGCGTATAACTATCTCCAAATTTCTTCCGAGAAGCTCCCTCAGAGTGAACTGACCCCAACGACAGGGGACTTCAGTGTTGTGGTGCCGTTCTGGTCTCCATTCTATGCGATCAATTGGCTTGCACGTATGGCAAGCACGGCACGATCTACCAGTTGTTCGTTCATGTTTTTTGAAGATAGCCTGGGGTTCCATTTCAACTCGATTGAAAATTTGTCACAGCAAGCCCCACTGCAAGCGATCAACTTCATGCCCATGAACTTCGCCGGGGCAACAAGGGAAAAGAGCAAAGATAAAACAGACATGCAGCAACGGTTAGAGGCAGCAGAGTCCTATGAACTGGTCAGCGCCCCCGATACCATTGATCTCTTCAATACGGGAGTGTATTCCAGCAAACTCATGACGGTGAATGTGCTGGACCAGGCGATACGCAGCCATGAGCAGGATGGGTTAGGATTTTTCAACGACACCAGGCACGCAAATGACTTCTCCTATTTACAGGACGCGAAGGACCGCACGCACAAGTATCCTACACGCCATCATGAGGCATATTACCGTGTGGCTGTCGATCAATTAAAAGTGGAGACGTGGCTCCTTCAGCGCAACGCTTATATCGCGGGGATGCACGGATATCGAGTCAAAGTCGCTATGCCAGGGAATATGTTACTGCGTGTGGGGCAAGTCGTGACCCTGAACCTCCCAGTCGCTTCGGTGGGGTTCAAAGAAGGCAAGCCGATGGACGAACTGCTATCGGGTAATTACCTGATTACGTCAATCCGACACAAATTAGATCGTGTTAAATATGTCTGCATCCTAGAACTATCAAAGGACTCTATCACTGATACGTTACCCGCTCCTCTTGAAAATAGTGGTAACATGTCAAAGTTGAGGAATTCATAATGGAATCATCTCTAGGGGCACAATTTGTTTGGTGGATCGGAGTCGTAGAGGATCGTCAAGACCCCCTGAAGGTTGGGCGATGCCGCGTGCGTATTTTGGGGTCACATACAGACTCAAAATCATTGATCCCCACAGAAGATTTGCCGTGGGCGATGCCGATGATTCCGCTCAATGATACCTCCTCTCTTCAGATCAAGGAAGGGGATTATGTTACGGGATTTTATTTGGATGGACTGGACGAACAAGCCCCGATTATTTGGGGTATCCTTCCAGGCATTCCGAAAGAACTCCCCCCGGCAAGCCAGGGGTTTGCCGATCCTCGCATAGACTTGTCCGGTGCACCGAGTTTGCCAGGTTCCTCGCCGACGCGCTACCCCTCACGTCTCGGAGAACCCACGTTCTCGCGCCTCGCACGGAACGAAAAGATCAGTGAGACTCCGATCCAAGAAAAGACAACGGGCATTGTAGCAGCAGTGCCTACAGCGGGACCTGGAACATGGAGTGAACCCGCCACCCCCTATGGGGCTGTCTATCCCTATAATCGTGTGATGGAAACTGAATCGGGTCATATTTTAGAATTTGATGATACACCAGGGGCAGAACGCATTCACATTTATCATCGTTCAGGCACGTTTGAAGAAACTCATCCAGATGGCACCAAGGTTATCAACATAAAGGCTGATGCGTTTGAGATTGTGTTGTCGGATAAGAATGTCTACGTCAAGGGAGACGTGAACATCACCGCAGCGGGAAATATCAATCTCAAAGCAGGTAAGAATGTCAACATTGAATCGGGGATGGACATTATTCTCAACGCGACCGGGTCGCTCACGACACAAGCAGGGATACTACAATCACACACCTCAGCGGGTCCAATGATGTTGACAGGCATCCCAATGAATTTGAATGGACCACCAGGAGCGATTCTTCCTCCACCACTGCCTGTAACAGGAGTCTAACATGGGTGTGCCGTTACCGGTGGTGCGATTGGGTATTGATATGTGCAGTGGGCATCCTGCGGGACCGACCTACTTTCCGCCGCGTCCTGCGGTGACGGGATCAGCCACGGTCTTTGTGGATGGGCTACCAGCGGTGCGAGTGATTGATATATGGGCACAACATACAAACATCATTAGTGTGCACCCAAGTCCAGGTGGAGGAGGTTCCCCCACGGTCTTTGTGGATGGGCTACCACTGATGCGTATTGGGGACCCTATCGCATGCGGATCAGTGTGCGCGATGGGTTCTGTGACAGTCTTTTCAGGATAAAGGAGCATCATGGCATTCTCTCTTGATTTCTCACATATTCCCGCTATTCCTGGGTTGCCGACCCCTGCGGCCGCCACATCGGGCTTTTCCAATGTCACAAAAA